GCTAAACAAACATTTAATAAGAATGTAACCTTTAAAGGTGCAGAGACAGCCCTTATTCCCCCATTAAGTAGTAGGTGGCATAAATACACTGTTAATCCTCCTAAAAATGCAGAGGGAGGAAATGACACTTCTGAAGCTTATGGTGTTAATTACTATTTAGATGCAGGTAACACTTGGAAGAACCAATTTAAAATATCTAACAGAAATGGCACTGCCTTTGAAGTAAGAGGTGGGTCAGATATGTCAGGGCAATTACATTCTAAATGGACTTACACAGGTACACAAGAAGAAGATAATGATATTGCTACAGTTAAATATGTTAAGGATGCAGTAGGTGAAGGTGGTGCAAGTAGTACAGGATACCCTCCACTTTCTGAATATGATTTTTACTATCTTTCTATGCCAGCAACAACTGCAGGAAGAATAACCCTACATGATTATAAGGGAGAGAGAACTACTGATTTAAGCAAGGTAACTCTTGTTGCATTTAGTGGTGTAGATAAAAATGGTAAGCGTTGGGCAAGAGATAAAGATGCAGTGAATTATGAAAAAGAGTTTACTGGTGTTTTAAACCTTATGACTGAAGAAGGTAAAACTGTTCTGAAAATGGGTGCAGGTAAGGGAACAGGCTATGCAAATCTATACTACTTTAAAGATGCAATAGAGGACTTTGTATCTGATGATTGTTATCTCTTTGAAGTAATTGGTGGAGGTGGTATACAATTAACTTCAGATGTAACAGAGATAACCTACCCTCAAAAACTTCATCTCCATGTATCAGGATTACACTATTAAGGGGACAACCTAAAGGAGTTTAACTTTATAGGAACTTTAATATGGAAGCATTATGGACAGTATCAGCACCAGCATGGCAGTGGCTACTCGGAGGCGTTGTAGCATTGTATGTATGGGAAATGTACTTGGAACACGTTTGGTACAAATTTAAACATTGGGTAACTAACCATCCCCATAAGAAATAAGGATAACAAATGATAGAAGTAATAGTAGCTATCATAGGTTTAGGGGTTGGCGACTACGCTGACCCACTAGACTTAAATTTAGAAGATAGAGATAAGAAAGTAATCATGCAAACTGCTTGTGAAGAAACCACCACACAAGATGCGTATGGTCAAATAAGCACAATAAAAACCTGTAGGACTATGAAGACAATAACAACCTCAGAAGAACAAGATTAAGGCAATTAGGTAAAAAAATACCCCTCTGTAAGTAGTTGATTACAAAGGGGTTTTTTTATGGGTTTTTAGGCTCTAAGGCGTTTTAAGGCCCTAGAACGATTTAGGGTATACTACCCTACCTTGAACAATTATAATCGCTCACAGAGCGTTATATTATCTCACAAGAATTACCAGTACAAGCTAATGTTTGACTTGCCTCAGTAAAGTCATCATCCTCAATTAATTCTTCAAACTCAATTAGCTGAGGTGTTTCTTTTAATGCCTGCCTAAATGTTTCTTTATCTATTTCCTGATAAGGCGCTTGCTGATAACTATGGTCTGAGTGTGGTAAGAAACTAATCCCTGATATTTCATCAAAGTGTTTATATACCCATGCCCCAACTTCTAACCATTCATGCTCTCTAACGTTAATCGTTACAGAAGGTTTGTGCTCGCACCAATGTCTCTGATAAACTAACCAAGTTTCAAGCTCTTCAATAGCAGTTCTATCATCTCTTGTAATACACCCTCTAGGACTTTTAATAGGAAATGCAAACACTGCGGTGCTATCAGGACGATATACCTCGTCTTCGACAGCAACCCCTTTTCCTTTGAGGAACTCGTAAAGAGCATCTTTCTTGTCAATTCTAACAGTCCGAATATAGTAATTACTATGTCGAGAATGAATCCCAGAGGCACTATCAACAAGTTGAGACACAGTACCACTAGGCTTAACACAGGTAATAGAAGCAGACTCAGGAATTTCCAAGAGTTTGGCATACTTCTTATTTGTTTTTCTCGCTTCATCTCTCATCTCCTCCAAAAATTTAGGGTCTGGATTAGCCATAAACTTATTGTCCATAATCCCTGTTAACGACACACCTAGCAATCTTTCCTCAGTAGTATTCTTAACCCATTCTTGAGATAGGAATTGAAATTTATCTAAGGTTGATTGAAAAGTACCTAATATAGTTGCTATTCTTACTTTTTCTATTAATGACTCATGAGTGTCCTCTGCACGCACTACTACCTCGGTCAGATTACAGAATTGCTTATCCCTCAAAATTATCTCACTGCAGGGATTTGTCCCGTAAGCCATTGATTCTGAACGTCTTTTCCACTTTCCAGCTTGCTTTTGAGATGCAACTCTGTTAAAGATACCACGCTCACCAGACTTAGACTTTACTAACGATAACCATTCCTCCATGAATACTTCCATGTCAGGCTTTTCTGTATATGATACAGAGTTATTAGCAAGACCACGCCAAGGAAACTCATTATACCAAGCGCCTACTTTAGCCTCTCTCATACGTTTATCTGTAAGATTAGATAGTGATATAAGAGCTGACCTTCTCACACCACCTACAACAACTATCTCACCAATCATACATGTAATGTCATGGACCTCAATAGATGTTAACTTTCTACCTCTAGCGTTAATGAACGTCTCTGTAACAAAGTCAAACAGTCTTTTTAATGGTTCATGACCTGATGCCCTACCACCAAATGTTTTTAGCCTAGCGCCCGCTGGTCTAACACGAGAGTAGTCAATGGTTGGTATGTCACCTTCCCATAAACTAGATAGAAGTTTTTTAAACGCCTTCGCCCACCCAAGTTTGCTGTCGCCAACAACAATAGTATCATCGCAAGGATTAATACTTTCTGGAACTTGTGGCAACTTGTCAATCTCTTGTCTCTCACAGCTAAAACCTACTCCTGTACCATTCATTAAGATATATAAGCACTCAGAGAATGCTCTCTTGTTATTCATAGCTAAGTAGCTACAGTTATAAGCAGATATGTTATCACGCTCACAGGCCTCACCTGCTGTCATTAACAATCTCATGCTTGGCATTACTTTTAAGTTTAATACAGCATCATGTATTTTATTTATATCTTTACCTAATGCTGGTTGATGTTTACGAATAAAGTCAGTTAACCTAGTAACTGTCTCATCCCAATTTTCCCTACGTTTTAGTTCTGGTATGTATCTAGCGTAACGTGATACATGAATGAATCTCTGATAATTATCCATTAGGCCTCCTTTCGTTTATGATAAGTCTGCTATATATGATTTATAGCGACCATTTTTTTCTTTCTTCCATCCCTCCACAAGTAAAACCCAGTCAGCATCTCTCAAATGAGGGGTAGCTTCTGCATCTTCTATCTTGCGTATTCTGGCGTTCATATTACTATACGATGTTACTTGTATAGCGTGTGTCTCTCCAGTAATAGATATACCTAATATATCAAAGTTCCAGAGGTCTTGTCGTATCCTAGCAAAGGCGTTCCATTTCTCAACAACTTGTACTAAAACATAATCTCCTGATTCTTTCATTCTTTTTAAGGTTCGTTGAGTTGGTGATGTAGCCATTATGCATCCCCACTTTCATCATAAAACCTATCAGGGTCGTCTTTAAATCTCTTTAACTCTGGTAGTTCGTTACCATAGTCATCTTCTTTAATGACATCTTCTTTACGTTTTACAATATCCTTCTTTACCTTGTCAAAATCATCTTCATTAGGATGTCCAGCAAAGATAGCGTTCCATGCTTTCTCTAACTCTTCATCACTAATGTTTTGAGGCCTTCTTCCTGAACCCTTACCCATTATTGCACCTCCGTAAATTTAGGTTTTTGAACTCCTACAAATCCGCAGGACTGTTTATCTGTTGGCTCAAAGTCAAATGATGAATCACTGTTATGGCCTATTGGCATATACAAGTATTCTTCTTGCTGACACATCATTATCTTAGCATCCGTACAGTTATCGTTATAATACTTCATAGCATGGTCACAGTTAACAAAGTTAGAGACATAAACTAAATCATCATAACTGTCTGTATAACTAACAGCCATAACAAAACCACCTACACCTACCTTACTGCCTTTCTCTTCTGCTAATACTCCTAATGCAAATACCCCATAAAAAACTATCAGCAATAATACAATGACAAGCTGAAGTATGGTTGTTGTTGCTATGTCACATAACGCCTTATGTTTCCTTTTCATTTCTATCCTCCAATTCTATTAATAGTTTAATTGAGTGTATTGCTTTATATAAGTCTTCTATACCACCCTTATCTTTGTAACGAGTAACATACTTAATAATTGTGCCTTGTAAATAACTTAAATTATTGTGTTGAGCATACACTGCTGGTTGTATTGCTAACTTACTATAATGGTCTCCACCTACCTGTTCTTTAAGTGGACTCTTTACTGGAAAATCAATCGATGTCAAAATTTAATTCCTCCTTCATTCGTTGATGTAATTCACGTTGAGTACCATACCTCTCCTCCCACATTTTTTTGCCAATGGTATGGATACCCATGCGACCCTGATGATGATAGTGACAAAGAGGTATCATCTCTTCGTCTTTCATACCTAGTCCAGTCTTATCTCTAATGTGATGTATGTTGCAAGGAGGTAAATCATCTACCCCCTCAAACCACCTACACACTACACAACCAAACTCTACCATCTTTTGCATTTTAAGCTTGTCTGCTTTTTTCATCAGACAATTTTACCTATCCACTTACCATCCTTAATAACCATAGGATGTATTCTAGGTTGTCCATCTACAATAACAATGGATGACATAATAAACCTATCTTTAAAGTTCTTAGCGTAACTAAATGCCATTGAGTCTTGGTTAGTTAAACATCCTGTTTGTGCGCCCCATACTAATTTATCAGGGTTACTAAAGTATTGGATACTAGCCTTACTATGATAATGCCCCTGAACTGTGTGCATACCATACTTCTGAGCTACACTTAATACATTGGCTGACATACCATGGGTAAAGAAACACCTAGACCCATCGTTAAGAGTAATAGTTAAGTCTTGCACCCACTTCCAACCTTTACCTACACCTAAGAACTCGTTATAGTGTTTAAGGTAGGCCTTTGGTAGACCATACTTTAATGCTCGTCTATACACTAACGATGAATGATTAGAATCAACCAATGTCATGTCAGGAAATATCTTTTCTAAGTCTTTAACATACGCTTTGCTTAACTTTAACTCATCACCTGCACTTGGCAAGTCAGGGTCATTGTCATGCATACTGATAGCGTGTTGGTCTAGCTCATCACCTATGTTAACTACTAAGTCAAACCCCTTATACTTTTTCTTTAACGCTCTAAGAAAAGCAAATGAGTCTTTATGATGGTATGGTATATGCATATCACCAATCACCATAACTTTATTATACTGAGGCATTTTTTTCTCCTAATAAATATTCAGCAAACCTAACCTCTTCATCAAATCTATTAGTAGTAACTCTTCTATTAGATTCTATTTCGTAACCTTTTTTCTTTAGATTAAATATAACAGCACTTAACCTGTAAACTCCACACTCAACCCAAGACTGCAACGGATTGATTGTATTGTTTCTTTGCATATACTCTAAAACTCTTTGCTCTTGCTTTCCTAATAATTCCATATTAATAATCTCCTTTAAAAGTGAAACCTAAGCTTGATGCAAATACCTCAACCTTAGATAGGTAATCTACAAACTCTTTAATGTTTAATTTAGATGTTGATGGTATTACTGTCATCTCATCTCCTAACATTTCTTGTTTGTAGGATAAAAATTTATACTTCATTAGTTCGTGCATTTCCCCTACATCGTACCCTAAGTAACTGCCTAACTCATCTATTAATTTCCAGTAGCGTTTGTTTTGCTCAACGCTTCTATTAAATGCAAAAGGCTTTACTTCTATTTCCCAAGCTTTAGATAAGTCTAGCTCACCAATTTGCTTTCTTGCGTATTCCAACTCCTCTCCTGATGTCACTTTGAACCTTGTCATAACCTTTGCTCCTAAAAATTTTACCTTCTTTAGATGTAGCTTTAAACTCTACATCATCCCCAAACGTCTTTTTTATTTCCTTAATAAAGTCTTTAATCATCATTGCCAAGTCTCCGTATATTCTAATGTTTTAGGCTTGTATCCAAAACCCCACTTAGTCTCAGTACCTTGTCCATGTCTTTGCTTGAGTAAGTAAACAGAGCATGGAGATTGTTGCATAATTTTCTCATCAATGCCTCCCTCTGCCATCTCTCTCTCACGCTTTTTGTTTCTATGAACAGATAATACATTATCAACTAAGTTAGTTATATCCGAGCTACCTGATACATCAAACTTACTACTGCCATCATCTTCTGATGCTGTCTTTCTACTGTGAGCTACTAAGAATATATGTATGCCTAAGTCTCTGGCAGATACACACAAACTATTTACAAACTGTTTCTGTTTAGCATAATCTTCTGATGGTATTCCACACTTCATAAGTGAGTCAATAACCATAAGTTTAACGCCAAGTTTTTCAGCACAGTAGTAAATTACCTCTTGCACTTTTTTAGCAGTTGTCTCGCCTTCAGGGTCATACATATAAAGTCTTTTCTCTAACTTGCTTACAAAGTCTTTAATGTAATCATCGTTAGGCATAGCCTCACCAGTTTGCTGACACATCCTACCTAATGTTTGTTTAGGTAACATCTCAAAAGATGCAATCATTGTTCTCTGCTGTTGCAACAGATGTAACATTACATAGTTGAGCCATGCTGACTTACCATGACCTGAATACCCAGTGACTAAAGTTACCTCGCCACTTCTTACTCTAAAATCTGTATGAGTTTTGTGAAATGGCAACCCTAAGCCACTTGTTAAGTCATCATTAAAATAAGACTTTACATCCTCTAAATACTCATTAGGACTTTTAATTTTAAGATGCTCAGAATTATCTCTATCATTCATGTAACCTGAAATCTCTTTGTCAGTTACAATGATATCATTTAGCGTTTGTGAGGTCATCGTACAGAACCCCTTGTCCACTCACTACCTGTGTTAATAAATTTTGTAACGATTGCATCAATTCCTCTAGCTCTCAAATAAGACCTAGCTTTAAATGCACCCATTGCCCAAGGTGTTACTAGATAATCCTTAACGCCCCCCGATACTTTATATACTACCATTATACTCTCCTATATTGGTGGAGTAGAGCGGACTCGAACCGCTGTCCTAGATGCTAAATTAATTTTACACCTAGTCGAAACCTTAGCTACCCCTATTTTGTTTTAGCATAAGCATCTCTTACATTGCCTACTGCCTTTAATAATCTATCATGCTCTTTGTCAGATAATTTTTTACCTGCTCTTATATCTACACTTGCTAACCCTATTAATAAAACTTCATCTCTAATCATCTTCAATACTGCAAAAGGATTAAAGCTATGTTTCTCTGCCTGATACAATTTATTATCAGGGAGTATATCTTTCCATTCCAGTCCTGCACTCTCTAATATTGTTTTAACATCACAACCAGCAAAGCAGTTTAGAAGTATCCTGTCTCCATCTCCTTGCTTAATTCCTAGTGATGCACTCTTATCTTCATGAGCTGGGCAACGGCATGAATATTGGCCGTTACCTGTCTCACGAACTCCATCAAAGTGGTTCAAGACCTCTTGGATTAGAATGGTACGTCAGCCCCTTCTACGCTAGCATTACTGCCAGCATCTGAAGACTGAACCTGTGGCTCAGAAAGTCTACCACTCAGGAACTTAACCCCTGATTTACTCTCTCTAATCCAGCAAGCCATTCTCATTTCTTTACCGCCTTCTAATGTTACAGTTCCTGTATAATCAGGTCTTGCCTCATTATCACCTTTCTCATTCTTAAATAGTGCGAATGAATTAGTGTTATCATATTGCTCTGCCATATCAATTTGCTCCTTTTTTAATTTTAGTTATTAAGTCTTCAACTTCTGCATCAAATTCTCTCACTGCATTTTCTAGTGATAAAATCATATCATTATCTTTCTCAACTTTAACCCACTTGAGTCTTAGCTCAGGAGGAAAGTCTGGGTGATACGATGCAAAATATGCATACTCACTTTCTGTACAAGCTATTTGCCATTGAACTTGATACTCATAATTCCTTGGCATTTTATCTGATAAAAGATTTTTAGCATGAGTCACATGAGTAGGACATTTAATCTCCAACACTGCTGGCTCTGCTCTAATTAATCCATCAGGGCTTGCACTTGTATTAACAACTTCAGGATGGTCAAAGCTACCACAAAGAGCAACCTCTTTTCCTGTTATTGCCTCAAACAAAGTTCTAGCATCAGGCTCACGCTCAACGCCATCGTGCATAGCTTGGTTCATGAAATTAGGACTAGCAGATTTGCCAGTTATCCTTTCAATAGCAAGCTCCATTCTGAGTCTAGTTTTATATGTTGACTCTCCATATTTTGTTTTTTTCATTAGGTCAGATAGTTTACTCGCAGTAACTTTTCCCATCCTAACTTTAAACCATTCATCAGAACCTTGTATTAGTTCCTTGCTCATAATGAGAACTCCTCCTTAGAGTTATCCATAGTATCAGCATCTTTAGTATCGTCTAACAAAAACATTCCTGCCAGTGCATACTTTCTAGCATAAGATGATGAGCTACCAAAGCTTTGTGCTATATCCATACCCTTACGATTAGGGTTGATACCTGCCTGAGCTCTTACGCTTAGCGCATCAGTATTCTCAGCCTTAAAGACTACAGTAGCCTCAACATAAGGTATTCCTCCAGCCTCTTTAACCTCATCAGTAATGAGTATAGATGCTTTATGCTTAGCCAGTAAAGGTTTTAATGCTACCAGTATATCTTCACAGCTACGATAGTTATAATTACCAAAGCTGTTACGTTGATTCTTTGGCACGTTTAGTTCATTTTGTATAGCTATTAATTCTTTCATTCTGTTCCTCCTTAGTTAAGTTATAAAAATCTTTGTCCTTCTTATAAAGCTCGTTAGCAATAACAAGTCTATCTACTTTCTCAGGCTTACCACTTGCCTCATCCTCCCATCTTGCTCCATTCAACCATGTTGTAGGTAATGGTATAAATCTGCCATCATCTTTTGTCCACTGGTCTGATTGTGATTGAGTCTTTAAAGCGCTCAACACTTTCTTTAATTCAGGCTTATGTTTTGACCAAGCTCTCATAGCTTTTTGCTTATCTTTTTTATTTGGATAAGCTCTCCAAAACTCATCAAAGCCATCTAGCTTTAAAGTTTTTTCATCCCACCTGCTTTGTGCACCCTGAGCTTTTTTAGAATTAATAGTTTGTAACATCTGTAACTCACCATCAATTCTTTTATGTCTCCATACTTCGTTATTTATATCCTCATCTAACCAAAAATATTTATGTAAAATATAACTTAGTGTTGGTTCATCTGTTCTTAACTCATCAGCTTTTTCATGATAGTCATCTATAGTTATTGGTTTCTCTTGTAAGTAATACTCCCAAATAAGTTTTAAATAAACAGCTAGTTTTTCGTTAGGGAGATAGTGAGTGTCTGCTAAAAAATCTCCTAAATTGTGTTTGTAATATCTCATCTTTAGTCCTCCATTTTAATGTTAAAAAAAGGTATATTATATATATATAATAACCCATTACCCATTACCCACCATGCACTGCATAACCATATCATGCTGAATAACTTACTACTTCTACTTCTTAACGCTTTTTGCTACTAAAAACATTCGTTAGGTAATCATCGCATTTAAGCGCACTTACTGCTTAGTTCTTTTCTGTATATCTACTTTGTTTTTTACCCAATTATTTATAATACTTTCATGCTCTTTGGATAATAAAAAGAACACTGTTTCTATTCCTAATGAGTCAATTAATAATTCAAATTGATTCAAAGTTTCATGTGACCATTCAACTTCCTCAGCAGGTAAATCTATTGTCTCATGTTCAAATTCGATATCTAATTCCTCACTCATATCATCTCCTCTCTACCCTAATAACCAATTAAAAATCACCCTCGTAACTCATTGATTGAATTACATAAATAAGCACGAAGGTGTGCCACGATAAAACTTGGTACAAAACCCCTAGTAACATCCAGTGTTAGTACAGACGATTAACTCATCGTCAAATATAAATGTAGGTTCGCCATTGTCTTTAGGAATTGCATAATACTCAACATCTCCGTCCTTGACAACTATTCCTGCATCCTTAGCTCCATAAATATTTACTAACGAACCATCGTCCTTATAAAAACTTCTATCAACGGATGGCTCAGGCTCACCCTTGCTTGGAAATAAATCCATAGTGTAAGGGTTAACATCAGCCCTTGCTGAGCTTATTATATTCCTTGCAAAGATAAAAACTAATATCACTGCAAGCAATGCTGTTAGTGCTGGTTTCATTTTATTCATTAATCCTCTCCTTTAGTATCGTTATTTTTAATTGGCGTTCTGCCTTGAGCTTTATATCCGTACAGCTCATCTTCAACTACAGTTTCAAAGTGATTGCCATAATAATAAACAGGCTCAGGCGTATAGTTTTTATTGCCATCAAGTCGTTTAGCATTATTCCAGCTCTCATCTTTACCTTGCGCATCAGTATGCATAATCTCTCGCTCTTGTACAAGCTTATATGCATCCCATACTCTTT